CAATCTACGACTTCAGGATCAGTAATGGAATCAATGGCTCGCTTAATCGTGTTATATTCATAACTATTATATTCCGTTGGAATAGTGTTCGCATTGATTGCACGATTATTGAAAGGCTCCATCTCATGGACGTCCGTTCCATTGGAACCCCCGTAAATGGGCACAATAAATTGGTCGAAACCGCGATTAAGAACATTTTTGTAAGAACCTGTACCTCGATAAGAAAGTCCATTTGCTCGGGATCCCTGTGACCAGTGCATCAAATTAGTCACAGTGGTCGAGGCTGCAGGTCCGCCGGTGTTATTAACAGAAGCCGACAAATCGTCTAATGTGAATACAAAGGATCTTGTCAAAGCTGCATTGGTCGGAGTCGTAACAGCGACGTGCTGGCCAGATCCTGCACCGGTTGATCCGACAACACCCCTGCACATACTTCGAACATAATCAAACCAATTATAATCAAATGTCGCGGCTGTATTGTGTACTTGAGAAATAGCGCCCCAATAAGCCTTGGTGGGGCTGGGGGCTGTGGAGCTTGAGTTACGAGCTAATATCATTGGATATACAAATGATGCAGTTGTCGCCGCCGGCGTGTTGCTTATCATTACAGTGCCATCGGACCCACCGATGCCGCCGCCGCCGGAGACCGGTGATGCGCAGATAGATGCGGGAGTTCCAGGAACACTTCCGGTGGGGGCATCGGTCAAATAACTCCAAGCCGTATATTTCGTTGGTCCTCGATAACCATAAGGTAAGAATAATTCGTTAGTGAAAGCACCATCGACTTGTTCATTCATTTCCACACGCAGATATTTAGAACGGTTTTTATAACTACCATACTCAATATAGCGCCCCTCTTCATAATTCCAAGTTTTATAGACATCACCAATTTTTCTTGCAATATAATCTGGAGAGCGAGGATCAAGATTACACTGTGTGAACCGCTCCACATATTCAATTGCAGAATCACTATCTTTGGCATTTCTTACTACAACAGAAAAAGATCCATACGGGTTGTCGTTCGAAGTGGCATACTTGATGTCTTGGATCGCAACCTTAAACCGTTGAGGTTCCCACAATCCACTATTTAATGCATGCAGTTTAAAGAGATTTTGCATATTGTCGTATGCATAACTTCCCGTTGAAGTTATTCCATCTGCCAAATCTTGCGAGAAAACCCAATCAGTTTGAGCGGTTGTCAATTGGACACGTTGATCAGCGACATCGACTGTGCCAGACACCAGAGGTAAAATAACACCCCAATATCCTGTCCCGGAGCCAGTGACGTCGTGACCCGCATTGGCGTTTCCAAGCCAATTTTCAAAAGTCTGACCCAACCAATAAGAAGCTGTGGCTGCCGCAGCGGGGCCAAGATTGCTATTGGTCAATGTGGGGTTCGTGTTGAACACCTTACGAATAAATTTGTCACTGTTTGGATTAAAATTAAATTCAGTATTAAGCACATAATTGCCAGCGCCGGAGGATCGATTTACACGCCCTTGGAAACCATATGGGGAGGACGTGCTTTGAATAGCTTGCCCAACTCCGGCGACGGCTGCACCGTCGAGTGCAGCCGCTCCGGTTAGTGCGATGTAACCACTATCGCAATACCAGATGGCCGCCAGTGTTCCTGTTATATTTGTTGTAGAGACGGCGCTGCCGCTGGGACATATAAATAATCCATACGCGCCTCCGCCATCGCCGGCGCCTTCACCATCGTAACGATTAGCGGTTTCCCACCCAGCCTCACCACCGACGATGGCGCCGGGGTTTTCAGTTCCAGCAAGCCGCACCACCGTAAGGGGAGCGCTATTTCGTAAATAAGCTTGAGCAGCATATGCAGCATATGTGGGAGCAGTATAATTGCCATATCGCCAAACATCTTTCCCAGATCCGCCAGGAATAGGGTTCCCGAAAACATTTACAAATTCAGCAAAAGAGTTGACTTTATATGGTTGCATGGCGGGTCCGCGCTCAGTTCTCCCGATCACAACGGGGCCGACTTTTTCTGGAAGGTCCGGTAAGAAAGAGTTATCAATCTCGTTGATAAATACACCCGGCGACACAAATTTAAATTGCTTAATTGACATCTTATTGTTCTCCTTTTAACTGCGACAAATGGCTTTATTTACAATAATTTCTCCTTATAAATAGTATCCTACTTGGCCAAAAACTCTAAATTTTATTTCACCCACCATCTAAAATATCTTCACATGGAAGCTGCAAGCCGGGATCATCTATATATTTACCAGTCCCTGGGTTTTCAACCTTCTCGGATTGACGATTTCCATTTAAATTTTGACAATATGCATGCCAGTCAGCTTGGCTCATAGTTTCAGGGATATCTCCAAAAATAGCCCTTTCACTCGTATAAGCCACATCAACAATACTTTCTCGTATTTCAACGTTGGGTGTGTCTTGATTAGCGTCTGCACCAATAACATATCCCAAGACATTTATATCGAATTTTGTTTCTATAGTTCGTTCGTCTGTGCCCATCGAAGAAAAGTTATTTTGGTGCCCAAAACTTTCAGCTATAAAAGCCTCAAACCGATGACCGTCTTTAGCAATAGTAAAATAATTTATGCCTCCTGTGTCGGTCCAGAAAGGCGCCAGCGCTTGATTCATTTGTTGTTGGTATTGAGTGCGTATAACCACAGAATAAGTAATATATAAATATACTGGGACGGGGATAGAAGCATATTTATAGACTGTTTTCTTGGGTGGTCGCGGAGAGTTGTCTTGCCCCTGATGAGTTAGAAAATTCGTTTGGTATCGCGATATGGCATTCTCAAAATCTCCCGTTTTGCCCTGGTTTATTTGACGGGCCACGGTGACAGATGGAACGTTCCCAAAAAAACTGCCTTTTTTGGACAAGCTCTTTTCAACAGCCGTTCTTTCTATACTTAAAATAGGAAGAATTAAAGTGCCGTCTGCATCACTTAAATCTTTATTGTGTTTAGTTTGATAGGCCCTTTCGGCAGACGCCCAAATAATTGGTATCTTCTTCCATCCTTTATTCCCCACCACATGAATATTCATATCCTGGATATGATCCCAAAAAGCACCGTCCACCGTTTCAATGGTGGATACGTGATGAGGTAAATATTCTACTGTTTGTCCTAATTTTGCCATTTTTAATTTATCCCCTTACGGATATGAGTTCGGATTTCCTATGATGCCTCCAGCATCAAATAAACTTTGGCGTGCTTTAATGCATTGAGCACTTATTTCGACTTTGTGGGCAGCCTGTCCAAATAATTCTTTTGGCTCGTCGGTTGATATAATCTCGTAATAAGATTGTCCATACAAAACGAAATCACCTTCGCGGACATACAGATCCTGGTCTTGGGTTAAGCGCCGATGGTGAAAATGAACCACAATAGAAGGACGCCGATGAAGGCCCAGGTGTGTGTTCTCGGTTTCATAACCATTCCATTCCACCAGGGCGTATACTCTAAGGGGTGGTAAAAATGTTTTGTTTATCGCCTCCCCATATATGTCATGAAAATCTGTGTGATCTAAACTAATGGGGTAATATAGAATTTGTTGTCCGATAACTCTTTCAATGAGTTCATCGTTAACTTGTTTAACAAGATTTCTCTCCTTTTGCCCCATAAAGAGGGGAGGAGGTGGCTGATCAGGTTGTGCCCATTTGTTCTGTGTCATTCATTTTTACCCCACATAAACGCCATACGGAATTTGCTGCATTACTTTATTTGAAGTCTCCACGAGGTTGGCATCTTGCTCTGAAAGCTTATTGTAAGTAAGCTCATCTAATAGTGTCTTCAGTTCTTCACGCAATTTGTCCTGCTCTTCTTTCCCCTCTGTGATAAGCGCAGTTCCATTAAGTTGAATGTCGCTATTGGGAATGGGAATGGAGCCAAATTTGCTTCGAACTTGTCCCAACATTTCTTTGCCGAGAGCCAAACTAAATCTTCGTATCCATTGTTTGCCAATACTATTAATATTAATATAAGGAATATTTTCAAACGGCAACGTGTTCATATTGTTGACGCCCTCTGTTCCCGTGCGAGAATCTGCCTCGTCCACCCAAGCATCTGTATGTGCACTAAATTCAATCCAAAACTTTGACGGGGAATAATTGTTAGTGGGTATAGGAAAAAGTCTTAAATTATTATTTTTGATTTCATATGACCAGTGTGAAATGCGAGTGTAAAGAGCATCTTCATAAGCCATGGCTTGTGCTTTGTTCTGCCATACGGGAACTATTTGAAAAGTAGAATCATCTGCAAACTGTCCGTAAGTGGACATATTTCCAACCACGTTCATACCACCATAATATCCGTAGAACCTCCACATAGAACGAGGACTTTTATAATATACTTTTCTAACAGTTATTTTGTTATTCCCCACTTGATTAAAAAATGGCATAGAAGCATTAGTTGCACTGCTAGAGACTATTGTTTGTAAATCATAATCTTGGACGCCACCTGTCATATTAAAAGAAGCCGAATAAATGTTTTCAGAACCACCGATATTCGTTTCAGTAGAGATGCCATCCGCGATGCGGCGCGAATAGGCAAAAGTAAATTTAGGATACCTCAAGGCAACATTCGATCCCGATAATGCATCCCCCGCAATAATCTGGCCGTCCTGGTTAAAAGAGGCTGTTGTATTCCCGAGCAAATCTGATAACGTATTTTTAGACTGGTGGGAGTTAATTATGTAAGAATATTCCAAGACGGCTTCTTCATATGCAGCATATACTTGATACTCCGTTATTTCCAGGTCCAATACATCGCCGCCAAGTTTTTTGTAAACATATGCTACTTGATCTACTGCGCCCGAGACAAAAGGCGCAGTTGTATAAATACCAAAAGGGAGAGGGTTGGTAGTCGAATTGACGTTACTGTGCGTGCCGGTGACCGGCAAGACAATAGCGCTTGTTACGCTCGCTGGGGTTAAAACTGGGGCGGCCATACATATTATCCTCCACTACTAAATAGGGTGGGTTTCTGTTAATAGAAATAAAAAACCCCACTTTCAACCGAAATCGAAAGTGGGGCGAGATATGAAATTTAATTATTATTTATCTTAGTTAAAAATTAACCAAGAAGATCTTGAACAATAACCAAGCCATACATATCAGGTCGAACCATCTTCTTGGCGTAACGTGTCATGACACCTTTACGCGGCACGAAGTCTTCCGTACCAAAGATAGTCGGGGTGACCTGGAGCGGGACATAAGGAGAATAGACATATCCACTTTCGAGGAAGCTACCACCCTTACGACCAACAAGGATCACATTCCGGACAAAATATGGGTCAACATAAATATCCCACTTCTTACTGATTTGGCCAACCTTGACGGCACCAGCCGTTCCCTTGGGGGTATCAGCAGTCACGCTTGCGCGGAAACCACTAGTAAACTCAAGGATGTTAGCTACTTCAGGAGAAGTAACAAGGAAGTTTGCACCACCACGAAGCGTCTTGCGGTGAATCTGGGCTGATACATCGTTCACCGTTTCCAGCAAAGTCTCATACCACTCAGAAACCGTACCCGTAAAGTCGGGCGGTGCGGCCAGTGTTGCCAACGATGTACCTGTGTCACGGTTGACAAATTGCCCAGGCCGACGACTCCAGTAATAAGTGTCTGCCGAAGCGCCCTTAATAAGATCCTCCAAAATCTCGCGGTCAATCTCAAGAGCAATTTGCTCGGAGAGAATGCTCGTAAGCTCAACCTCGGCATCAAGGTTGTGATAAGCTTGCAGATCTTGTCCAAGTTCCGGAGACCACTTAGCCTTAAGCTTTTTCGTGATTGCCGTCACTGCAATACTATCGACCTTGATATCAATCTCGGGGATAGAGTTCTTGCCACCAGTACTACCAGCTAGACCACTTCCTGGGGTGGGCTCTTCCAAACCCCACACATCCGTACCGACAATATTACCCAAACCACCAGCAACATTGGTAAAAGCATCATCCACAGCCATCGTTCCAGTAACATGCAAGTCGGTGACGATGTTTGCTGACAACGCATTCGTAATAGCCGGAGTGCCAAAAGCTCCAGTTTGCTCCACGACAATAATAATTGAAGTGTTAGCGCTCGTTAAGGTAAGAGCGTTGAGTTCATCAAGTGCTGTTACCGCTGTGCGTCCAGCCGCATCAGTAAGGCGACGAACTTGACGTCCTTGGCCGCCGGCGACCTCTGCCCAAGCGTTCCGACCGTCGTTGAGATCAACTGTAATCATGTCATTACGGTTGAACTGTGCCCAAGCAGCTTCGTTGGTCCCATTTGAACCGACAATAGTGGTGAATGTGTTCCCCGGCATTGTACAAACAACGACTGATTTGCCTTCAAGATCCGGATCGTAGTTACACAACTTGGAAAGCGATGTCGCAACAGTACTGGCTCCCAAGCTAGCAGCTGTCACAGACTCGTCGATATCGTCAACCAATCCACTTCCAACGACGCCAGAACACACAATCGTTAAATTATTGCCAAACGCACCAGTGGGAGAAGAATAGCCGTTGTTTAAAGCATAAAAGCTTCTTTCGGCGTTGACCTCTGTAAGAACGACACCACCAGTGATCTGAGAAGCAACTCTTCCACCACCATAAAGAGAGGTGTCGAGACCGTTATCAAGCCGCTGATTAGCAAAAGTAAAATCAAGGAAGAAAATGAGACCGGACGGCAAGCTCATTGGTTGAACCGACACAAGGTCATTTGCAATCAAAGAGCCGAACACTCGGCGCACGATTGGGAAAGCAACTGCGGCGAATCCTTGAACATCGCCAGCTGCCATGGAACTAGCTTCACGAAGAAGCTCTTTTGCTTGGTTTTCAAGCAGTCGGGCCATGCCCGCTTTGGCGTTCTCACCGTCCATCCCCTCAAGAAGTCCCGTCTTTTCCCATTTGTTGAGTAAAGCATCACCTTCTTTCTGGAGATTGCGATTAACAACACCTTCTGTTAATCTATCTAATACTGACATTTTTTTATATCCTCCGTTAAGTTAAGTTAATTAATACCAGCTAAAAGCTTCAACCGATCAGAAAAATGATCAGCCTTGTCTTTTTGTCCCCTATTTTGGGGAAGTGTTAAAGACCTTCTCTCAACAGCCTCGCCTAGTGATTTTGGCGCTCTTCGCCTTGAAACGGAAGCTTGACCCACCGTGCTCTGAAGTGCTTCGAAAATTGTCTTGGCCTCTATTACAGAACAAGCTTTTGCGATGGCCTCGGCAATAGTCTTTCGTTGCCGCTCATTCAGGGAGTCGTCACCCAAAGCTTGGTTTGTATAGAGCAACTTTGCATTCTGAAGGTTGACTTCATTTAAAGTATCCTTCATCTGCAAAAGTATTTGTTTGTATTTCACGTTTTCTTCTATACGTGATCTAACGTTATTCTTTAATTTTTTGATTTGTTTTTTGGCCTCTTTTAATTCCTCGGCGTCTTCTTCTCTCAAGGCTGCTTCGAGACCCTGGCCAAGTCCTGATCCAGGAAATTTTTTCCTTTTCTTTCCGCCTATTCTTGTTTCTTCGTCTTCCTCGTCGTTGGCTTTATCCCGAAGAGCACGATATTCGGCGGCGTCTTCTTCTTCTTGTGCTTGCCAATCACCAATTTTTTGTTTAACTTTACGTCCGAAGTCACCAAACATCCCTTCACTGAGGTCTTTAGTGGGAAGATCTTTGGCCGATTCTTCAGGCGCTTCTTCGTCCACTTCGATGTCCAATTCAGTATCTGTCTTGGCTTGGAGTTTATCAATCTCGTATTCCACGTGAGAAGTCGGGCGTTGAAGCCAGCCGGATTGTGTGGGTTGCATATCCAGCGTAAGCTCTTCCAGCAAGTCTAAAAGGTCTTCCTCGTTGATATCCACATCTTCTTCTAATGCCAGTGGAGAATCCATCTCCAAAGCAGCGCCAGTGTCCGCTGCTTCTCCCTCTTCTTCGCCCTTCATTTGAGCGGCCAGTTGATCAAAATCAATTTCAATTTCTTCTTCTTCGCCTGGACATGGGCAGAGTTTTTCTCCCTCTGTCGATGCCAGGGGAATTTGGTCGGCCAGCGCTTCATCAGTTTCAGGAACTTCTTCTTCGCCCATTCCTCCGAGGGGGTCGCCCATGGGGTCGGCCATGGGGTCTTCTTCCATTGGGTCCTGTTCCAAAAGAGTTTCAACAGCTTCTTTAATTTCACCCTGATATTTTTCAATGACAATTTGTTCAGCGTTTTTAACTGCAGCTTCTTTGAGCGCTTCTGCGTCGATAATCGCTTGCTCTAACATTGTTGACATTTTAATGCTCCTTCGGCTAGCCAAAATAAATTATTTTACATCGTTTATAATTAGTTTATATAATGGTAAAATGACTGTTTTTTATAAAATATCACTATAGTCGCCAGCTGAATAAGAATTGCTGCCGAACTTGCTTAGAACAGCTTCAGAAAGACGACACATTTCTGACTCACTCAGAAGCCTCTTTATCCCCAGAAAAAAAGCTATGTCTGCTCCCAAATGTTGGGTGGACGCCCCTATGTTTCGAAACATACCCGGGTGACTGCGTGGGTTTGAAACATCTGATTTGCCCCACCCCAGAGTGTAGAGGTTTTCTATCGTTTCAGTGTCTGGCACTGCAGGAGGAGGGTTGAAGGGATAGTCCAAAACGGAGCCGCTAATCTGCAGCGGATTATCCGCTAGGGGGGGAGGAAAGCCCTGCGTAATATTCCCTAGGAATGTTTTGTTGCCTTCGGTCGTACCGACAGTAATGCCCGGGCCGAATGTTGCACCTTGTGAGACCGCACTCATATCTTTGTTGTAGGCGTTTATGGCCAGGGCGCCAGTAGTCTCACACCCCGGTACCGGGCCGGGGCAATCAAAAGGGGCATTCCTTGTGGCGCTCGATGTCAATTGAATTTCAAAACTGTTATGTATAAGGCCAAATCTGTTTCCATTTACAAAACTGTCTAAAACAGTTAAGAGGACGCCTTGTTGCCCGTAATAACTATTGTTGACATAATAATATCTACCCCACTGAATGTTTTCCTCCGGCGGCGGGGCTGGGTCTCTTCCGATGGCGGCTTGAATATAACGCGAGACACTTCCACCAAGAGACCCATGGTAATCGGATCGTATATTAAAACTAATATTTGGGTCTGACAAACTAAAAGGTGCAACATGTTGGGCATAATATGAACCTTCCCCACCAGTAAACCTCGCAAGCAGGAGAACAGAACATTGAGAGGACCATGTAATGTGCCCCGTCGAACCAGTATAATTTTGAAAAGAAGAGTGGTCTGCTGATATAGCTGGTCTGCCATTAATAGCATTATATAAGTAAGTGGGCTGCTCAGATACATTAATCTGCACCATGTGACCTTCATTGGCACTTTTGTCGTACCATGTTGGAGCGCCGGCGCCATTAGCGAGCGGCGCTAAACGGGGATCTGTGCTATCTAACCATATAACAATATCGTCACCGCCGACATATTGGATAATCCTGTCGGGGCCGACATCTATAACATTTCTTTTGCCATTAGATGTGGAAGATAAAGATTTGGCGCCTCTTGCTCCGAACCCACTTCTGTTCATACATCAACCCACCCCGTTTGAGCCAGACCAGTTAAGAGTGCCAGCCACACGGCCTAAAACTGAACCGGTCATTATGCCTGTGAGGCCAGCGATCACAGAAGCAGATGCCTGATTGGTGCCACTGTCGCTAAGAAGATAAACACTCTCTACGCGCCATTCGCCCGTATAAGAATCCCCGTTGTCCAATATAAAATAATTATTGGAACCGGGCGGGACGCCGGCCCCATTGATCCCATTAACGCTGAAACCAATACGAAGAGGGGCATTTGTTCCCGAGTGGGTGTTAACAACGGTAACGAATTTTGTTACATTAGGAAAGTCAATCGCAACTGGCGTATTCCCCGAAGCCGGTACGGTAAAAGACGCAGTTAAATAGGGGATCCCTGATATTTGATAGGAGGGCACATGTCCCACTCCCGTTTTGGGTATATAAACCATTTAATTTTTCCTCTCTAAGTCCATTTTTTGTTGTTCTTCGCGCTTTCGCTGTGCGGCACGTTTTTGGGCGCTCTTAATCCTGCGCTTTTTGGTCGAAGGTTTCTCGTAATACATCCTCTCGCGATATTCTTCTAAAATTCCTTCTTTCTTTACTTGCTTAACAAAGCGTCGTAAAAGCTTTTCGATACTCTCGTTCTCTTTTCTCTCAACTTTAACATTAACACTTTTAGCCATTGGCAATCGCCTTCCAAGTATTGCCAAACGTTCCCGCCAAATCCGCGATATCTACTCCCGGGTCACGAGCGTCCATTCCCGCCAAAGGAGAAGAGGGGGCTGCAGTCTCACCCGGAGATCCGGCGCTGCCCAAGGGGTCTGTGCCCTCAAACAAATTGACTCCGTTATAATTCCCTCCGCCAATCGCGTCCAGCATCTCTTGTTTCTGTGCTTTTAAGTTTTGCAATGCTTCACTCTCTCTTCGCTCTACAAATTGTTCTTGTTGGCGAGGAACTTCTTTCTCTTCTTTAACTAGAGTATTATTCGAATTTAAGCCCATTACAACTTCAGAAATAACTTTAGATAGAATACCGTCCTCCATAAGAGATTCTTGTATACATTCTTTTACAATCGGCTTAATAAGTCTTTTAAGTTCTGATCTCTTCATGGTTTCAACATATCTCGCACAGCTTGGCGAACTCTCCTTTTCTTGCCCAAAAGCATGTTTCTAACAGCCCTGTGTACACGAGCTTCTGAAACTTTAACTTTAACGTCTGAAGGTTGAGGGGCGTCAAAATTAATTTCGCCACTTGCCAAAGCATCGATAACAGCACTTTGAGACGTCCCAGAATCCGATGGCTGCGGCATCACATTGAGGCGCGTAAATTCATCGTACCCCGCGTTGGCTTTAATCGCGTCCAAATTATCACCAATAAATTTTGCCGCGTTCATTTTGTCTTCTTCGGTGAATATGGGTCTTTTGGTCTCCGGGTCAATTTCTTGGTCCCCGGGGATCTTTTTGGCCGACACCATCAGGCCCAAAGTAGTACCAGATATACCATCCATAACGGCCTGTTCTACAACGCCTCGGTCAACCCCCATCAAGTTTTCCCCTTTGAAGGGTTTCGTAACCACCTTGCCAGCCTTAACAGCAACTGCCAATTGCACAAGTTTTAACATATCGTTTGCATCCGAAAGAATAGGTTGGTTGAGTTCCAAATTGTCAATGGCCACCTCGGCGTCGGGATTCATCATCATGACTTGCGACCAGCGATGGTGGCCATCAATAATTCTATACGTACCGTCCTCGAAGGGCCCAAATGTAAAAATGGCACAGCGCGGTTCTGTACACAACATTTCAATCGGTGGAACCGCGCCGGTCTCTGGATCCTGTTTGCCTTTAGCTACAAGGCCAAGAGCATTTGCTGCGGGATTTACACCCCTTTCAGCCGCCCACTTCGGGTTGGACATTTGGTCATCTAGGCTGTTCCCCAATCCAATTTCTGCCTGGGTGGCCTTTAGGTTTTTAGCCTGGGTTACACCGGGGTTGACCACAAAAACCTCATCTGTGGGGCCTTTGGTGTCAGTTTTGCCCGCTCTTGCAATTTTTTGGAATTCGGGTTTGCCGGCCACCGCCTTCAATATCTTTACGTATTGCGGAGCACGAAGGTCTTCATCCGGCATATACATCGAGGGCTTATCCGAGGTGCCCATGGGGGCCTCTTCTTCTCCCTTAAAGGCTGTTTCGCCGCCCTCTTCAACACACTTCCCCTTGTAGGCTTTTTTGCCCGGTGCAAAGCCTTCAGGACAAGTTCCGTCTGCATTCATCTCGGCAGTGGGGGGACCACTAGGCTCTCTTTTTTCTAGTGGAGGTGTAACGCGAGGTTCATATTCGTTTAGCACCTTGTTGCGCCAAGCTCCCCAACTTTCCATAATCAGCTTTAAATCTTTCACTATTACTCTCCCGTAAACATCTTTCTAACAGTTTCACGAATTTGAACTTCGGAGACTTTTGTCTTTGATCTAAGCATCTTTCTAACACGCTTGCGCATGTGAGTTTCAGAAATTTTCGTTTCACGGTGGCTGCGGCCTTCCTTAATTTTTGCTTTATTTCCAAGAGCGTTGCCAATTGCCGTTAAATATCTTAATGTCTCTTCAGTTCCCAATGTATCTAAATCAATACGCGCCACTGTGCCAATATTAGCGCTCGGGTCATTCAGCATGGTGGCGGCCCAACGATGATGACCATCTAAAATTTGACCCTTCAAAGATGCATATGCATCAAGGTCGCCGCCGACAATACCTTTGACCGCCATTCCAAGACCTTTTGGCAAAAGAATGTTTGTTTGTGTGGGAATGCCATCGGCAGCCGCAAATCCGCCGCCCAATTCAATTTTAATATTATCATCATTTGGGTTTCCGTCATTGAGACCGGCTGTCATGAAATCCTCGGCTCCTTCGGCATCCATCCCAACAAATGTATTTACTGCGGGAGGCTCTTGCTTCTCCATCATATCGACGTTATATTTGCCTCCCGGCGTAAGAGCATCTTCAACATCAGCCACGTCACCCGTTGCGTCTGGTGGGCCGGGAAGAAACGGCATTTTACTTTTTGGAAGACCTTTTTCTGGTATTTTACCACCGACGTCGGCGGCCCGTTGTGCGAAAACTTCAACACCCCCAATGTCCTCTACCCACTTATTCAAGTGTTCTGGTGTTTTTACTGTATACCATTTTCCAAGCTGTGCGGCTTGAAGTTGTTTAAAATACTCGCCGCCTTTTAATAGCTCATTCATCATTTGTACAGCCAACTTAGGGTTACCTTTAAAGATTGCAAAACTAGTTTGATCAGTAATGGGAGGAAGACCCCCAGTCTCTTCTTGAGCATGTGCCTCAACTTCGGGGGCTGGATCTTCAGGATCCGCACCGGGAACTTGCTCTTGGATTTTTTTTCTGTATCCTCGCCAATCTTCCAAAATTAGTTTAAGATCTTTCACTTTTTAATCTCCTAAAACGCTATGCAAAGCGCGGTTAATTCTATCTGCTTTGGAAAAAATGCGTTTTTCAACGCCCTCTTCCAGATTCATAAAAGCGCCAGTGGTCGAGGGCTCTGAAACAAAATCAAAACAAATCAATTGAAAATCATCCTCAACCATGGTTCTTCCGTTGGCTTCCGTTACAGAACCAAGCCCACGAGAAGAAATACCAAGCGATACTCCTGAGTTGACGAGAGACTTCAATACATTTCCTGAAGGTGTATCGAGAACGCGAGCTTTGCCCATAACAGCATTGCCATCCCACCAAACTTTAGTGATAAGATGGGAAGCGTTTTTAAGATTGATGACTGAATCGTCAGGATGGTCTAATTCACCAAGAGAGCGGCGCTCTTGAATAACTTTTTGATAATTTTTCATCTCCCGCTGGAGAGTGGCAGAAGGGTAAATTCTTCCATTGCCATTCTGTGCCTCGGCTTCTTGGAGTTTTCCAGATAAAATCATGCCCCCATTTTTGACAAACTTCTTCTCTTCTTCTGTCAATAAATCTTGGCAAACTCCACCCTCACACAATTCATAATACTCTCTCAACAGTTGTTTAGGCATTATATTTTCCTCTGGCGGGCATTACCCGCATGCGTCTGGATCCGCTGCAACACCGACGCACTGGCTGGAGGCGCCATTTTTTATCATTATTGAATAATTCTATGTACATGTCCACACCTTATACCTTCATCTTTTACAAGCATATTGACCAAATATGATGTTCCTGAACTAAGCCAACCCAAAATAAAGAAATTGGCGATGTTATAGTCAAATGTAAATAGTTCTGTAAACCCATTAATGCCGAACAAAAACACACCCACCCAGAACCCCATACACATGGCGCAATGAAAAAAGTGATGTTTCGGTCGAATGGTTTTAAAAATAGAAGAATAAACTAGAAGTTGCGTTAAACTATACGCGGTTAAAATAAAATATAAAAGATCCAACTAACCCTCCGTTTTAATAGTATTCATAATAAATTGAATAAGGCAACATTCCTGGCCGGATGCTTCCTTTAATTTCCTCTTGTGGGACTTCTCCAAGTTCAGTAGAATGTTGCGCATCTGGATCCAGAAGCCAGTCTTCTTCTTGTTCAAAATAGTTTTTAATAAATGAATAATATGGTTGTTCTTCTAACAAAAATTTACCAATATTATAGATCACACTTTGTACGCTGTTGACCCCTTCAATTTTAGATTCCATAATTGTGGCTTCTAAAGAGTTATAAATATTGCCGCCCTGCACAGAGTCAAACTCGACAGTTCCTTTGCGAATTAAAAAATTAAATAATCTATCTTGTGCTTGATAAACGTTTTTGCTGGCGTGTTCCTTGGAGAACGACACTACTTTATTTGTTTCAGCCATCACAATAATATCAATTTCCGGATGGTTCAAGATCATATAATTACCGTTAAGAGCACGTCGCGCATTCAGACGTATTTTAGACTGGATGGGCTTAGGGTCATCAGCTATAGCTGCTTCAACAGCTTCTTGTCCGACATTTATTGTAATTGCCATTAACTTTGTATCTCACTGGCTAAATGTTGTATCTTCACAATCTTCTCAATCATGGACGTTGAAATGGGCA